GGAATCGTAATTTTTGCAGTGGTTGAAGTTACTGAATTCAAAAATTCAGCATTCAAAATCACAATACCCGCCTTAGGAAATACCAATCCAATACCGGTTGTAGGATGATATTGTGCAACACTCTTATCACCAGTATAATTTGCAGTACCAGCACTACTCAACAATCCAGTTGCTAGTGATGTGTAGTTATTGTATGACGCAGCACCCGTGGTTTCATCGTATTGACCCAAGATCAAATTGTAATATCCAGCAGATCCGCTTTGGGCAGTAATTGAAGAATCATCGATTAAACGAACATATTGAGCACTAGCACTAGCATCATTCTTTAGTGTTAGTTGAAATTGCCCAGCGTCAATACCATCTCGGAGTTTTTGAGAATTGAATGACAACACAACAAAATCCGTTGAAAGAGATACCGATGTCACAGATGATGCTGGCGACGTTTGTGACTTGACAGAAAAGGCTTCACCGTTGTTCAAGATGTTAACATACTGTGACCAAATAGCTTTGGTTGGACTGACCTTGATGTTTGTATACTCATCGTAACTGGTTGCGTAACCATTTGCATTACCATATGCAACGCTAAACAATGCATCATTAGAACTTGATGTAGCACCTAAAGTAGGATACACATCCAAGTAATAATATCCATTATATACGTCAAATCTATTGGAGCCAGAAATGGTGGCTTGAAGACTTCCTGTTGCTACACTGCTTTGTATCTGAAACAGTGAACCAGTACTAAACATACCAGTCGATACCTTGGTAGATCTTCCGGCAACAATATCAGATTGTTCAAATTGTTTATAAATCATATAATTAAGAAATTCTCACTGTTACTGGAATAGTAATAGATCCACCACTTTCGTTTCCTACCACCGTAATTGTAGCAGATGTTGTTACTGTCAATGAGGTGTTTGGAATGAACTTAAATCTATTTCCAACTACAACCTGCGATGTGGTACTGATCAAGTCATTAGCAAATGAAGGCACCGTACTGGTACTGGTATTTGCTGAATTGGTTTGATCTACAACCAAGGTTCCTAACTTCTTGTTTGACAAAATGGCAGTATAACCCAAAGTCAAATTGTATGCTGGATTTGTTGTTGGCGAAATAACGTTGTCAGACTTGTTATCCTTTTGAACGTCAATCGATTGAATGTTCAAACTAATTACAGGTATCGATGTTACACCCTGTGCAAGTGTGACCAACTTGTACTTCATTGTCTGAGTTTCGTCAGACAGTGGTTGAAACACTGGTGTGTTTCTAATGGCGATATCGTAGTATGCACTTCCCTGTGGATGATTTGGATTGTACAAGTTGTAATCAACTTCATCATCGGCAAGAGCAAATGAAGTAATATTCAAATTACCGGTCTGTGCCAACAGTTCTCTTCCTCTTTTTGTTAGAACTGCATCTACAGTTATAGTTTTGTTATCTACGTATGCCATATGTGTTTTTCTTTTCTATAAGTATTGTTTTACCTGTCTTTTTATTTATTATTTTTTACTGAACTGTCAAAACTCCGTTGTTTCCTGTTGATATAGAAGTATTAGTTACAACGGTACTAATTACTGGCAAACTCTTATCTGGGTTGCCACATGAATCCACAGTATAATTAGTAGTCTGTTTTGATTTAACAAAATATCCGTATTTGACGCCATCATCAGATACAGCAATACTCAAATCCCACCGAATAGGATTGTGTCTGGTTCCCAAGAAATTTTGAGTTGATCCTCTAAAAATCGTGGCTGGTTCATACGGATATGCACTGTACGTATCCTTTTTGGCGATTGAAAGTTTGTTCAAAATCTTCGTATATGAGTCGATTGTACCCATAAAGTTGTATTCTTGTACGGAAGCACTATATGGAATCATCCATGTATAATGTGGAACTGACTCTGAAATGTTTTCATAGTTTGATCCAGAACCTAACACATCAACATAGATAATACCAAATCCTGTACCCGAGTCCAATGTACTTTCAACCCACAATTCTTCATATGAAGTTACATCATTAATATAACTGTATGTTCCTTGGAAGTTGTTTTGCAATATCAATGACTGTGATACAGGATATGCTGATATGGATTTCTTATCAACAAACTGACCAAAACTGCTAGAAGTTTGTGTTTGGTATTGATCGTTTCTCCAAACAGTAACGTTATCAGCAGAACTGGATCTTACTAAATTTGTAAATTCTACAGTTTCTTCTACGATTTCACTATCAATTGGCTTAAGAGGAAACTTGATTCTTTCCAAAATTGTTGGTTCAATCAAAATGCCGTTTAACAATTGATTACGAGCAGCTACCACATTTCGAATCGATTCAAAAATACTAGAATCAAAGTACAACTTATAAATACTAGTAAACTCCTGATACAAAATTCGTCCACTTGCTTTTGGCGATCCATCAGAATAATATGATGCTCTCATATCTTCCAATACTGAATAACTTGAAGAAAACTCTTGACGTGGATCGCCCAACTCTCCAACAACATCTTTGTTACCAAAGTATCTCAAGATTTCTTCATTCTTACTTGATACCGGTGACATAAAGATGCCTACCAACGGAGAATCGGTATCTGTATTAAATGGAGTATTTTTATCAAACGGTGTTAAAGCAGAAGTGTTATGATGATCCTTCACTGCAATCTTGTTGTTCCACAACAAGTTAGGACCATAGTTTGACATTCTGTAAGACTGATTAACACTGTACTCAATAAAGTTGTATGGAAACGCAGAAGATACTTCGTCAAGACATACATTCGCATACGGATATAACGAACTGGTAGAATAACTACCAGAATACATTGAACGTATGACCAACGTATCATCGTACAAATCTGGATTTTCAGACAACGAGTTGTATGTCGTTTCAGATCCAACAGATACAGTTGGGAGATTGTACAAATAGGCATACAATGCAGTTCCGCCAGGCATTGACCCGCTCTTCTCGTATGTGTATGTTTCAACCGACGTACTCAATTGACGTGGATAATTATAAGCCAATCTAAAATACAGATTGTCTCTTATGAATGCGTCATTTGTTTCGTAGTATGAATCAAAGTTATTAGCGTGTTCAGTGAGATTGTCAAACGAAATTGGAACTTTCCATAGGTTCAATTTATCAATTGACCCACTAAAATCTGTAGATCCCAACTTCAAAAACTTAGCTGTACCGCTTCTGAACGATACATTTTGTTGATATTCAAACAATTGTGAATTGATCGACTTTAATCTGTTTTCACCCTCATCATTGATCGTCACAACCAAATCATACATGGTGGGCATTTCGTCAATGTTTGCAGATTGTGAATAGTATGATGATGGATGATTTTTACGTATCATCACGCTATATACGTTTCCATCAAAAATTGGCAAAGAATCAGAGTAAATTTCTTCATCCCCGATTTCAAATACAATTTTGCCGTTATCGTTCAACGATTCTTTATATGCATAAACTCTGTAGTCATAACCAGACGAACCATCTGGATACTTTCTAAGCAAATCAATTTTGGTCAATTGACCATACATTTTGCTATATCTGTTGCTAAATGCAAACTTAAACTCTACAGTATCAATATCTTCACTGTAAGGAGTGAGTATATAAGATTGTGGGTTAAGGTTTAATAAATATACATTCTTGTCAAAGGTATATCTTGACTGTGATACATCTGAGTATGCTCCAAACTCTCTTACGTTGATGATATTATTGGGAACACCGTAACATGCCAATAACAATTTAACACTTTCAACCGTTCCTTTTGCCTTTAATATAGCAGGAAGACTGTTTAAAATACGATTGTTAATTATGTTGGTTTTATCAGCGATAGACGCATAATTGGTTCCAGCAATGTAATTAGACAACAATGTTGCATCATTGACCGACGATTGCATTTTCCAACCAAATGATGACAATAGACCATCCAACACTTTGTTTGGAATAGTTGTATTTACACCAGAGTTATTGAATGACAACATCGGGAACTTATCAATGTAGATATAAATGTTATCAAAATGATGACCTATCATGGATAGGAAAATCAAAAAGTCGTCGTTATTTACATCTGACAAAAGATACGTTGGCAGATTGTTAATCAAATTGTCTCTGTTATTTGCATCATATTCATCAGCTTCATCTTCATATGATTGAGGAAAACGATCCACATTGTTGTACAAATCGTTGGTCCACAAATAGTATTCGTATCCATCAAATGAAAGTTTGATGTCATTGATTTCTTTTGTTAACTGATCAATTTTCTGTACAGTATACTGATCAGAATATGGTGCTGCGTTCAACTCACTAATCGAAGAATTCTTCGAATTGATCGACATCAATTTGTTTTTATAAATGACGATACGAGTTTTTGCAGATGAATAGACAACAAAGTTTTCAAAGTTGGTATAATCTACATTGATATTTGAAAACCGTTGTTTCAAAATCAAGTCAATGTCTTCAACACTAGTTGAATCAGTTTGAGTATATTCAACTGACAAAGATGTCTTTTTATCATTAACCTTCAAATTTAAATTTGCAGGTTTGATAGCAAACGTGTTATACTTCGGAATAGTTACCAATACAATATCCTGTACAACCGGACTCAAAGAAGTATTTACAATCCAAAAAGTGCTGTTAACACCAATTGTATTTGGTAGAGCTTCTTGTAACTTGATTACAAGAGTTCCATCTGAAAATTGTTTTTGTGACAGAATCTTAATCAATTGATTCTGACCAAGGTTGATAGAGTTCTTTAACGGACCCACGTATTTCTTATCGTACTCAAACTTGATATCCGATAGATACTGTTGAATTTGTCCATTGAAAACGCTATACAAATAAGAATAACATACGATTGTATCGTTGTCATCAACGTCATGAATATTCTTTAGACGTATCTTAATAGTCTCTAATACAATAGTGTCTAAAATTTTAACGTATTGATCGTATGAATAACATTCTGCATAGTTTTCATACAAAAATGTAGTGATGTAGCTAGAAATACCAATGAAATTAATATCTTTTGCCAAACCATTAAGTGATGTTGCTGGAATAACAAATCCGTTATAAACCTCATTCATTAACTTATACAGTCCGTCGCTTCCGATTACCGAATAAGCCTTATCAAATGAATTCAAAATACTGTCTGATGCAGTATTGACAAAATTCAATAAATACGTTTGTTTTAGATAATATTCGAAGTATGGAATGATATCCCGACATTCGATTTTACCCGACACAAAACAGTCATACTCACTTTGAAAATCAACTTTGTCTTGTTGGTTAAAATTCTCCTTGTCAAGAATCAATGAAGTTTTGATTTCTTTTCTTGAAGGAGAAACTTGTTTGATGATAAAGCATTGTTTATCAGCACTTCCAACAATGTTCGACAAAAAGTTGTAAACGACCTTATAACTTCCATTTTGAATGCCATATCGTGAAAGATCCACACGTGGATCCAACAAAATCTTGGAGTTGTTGTAAAGAGTAAAGGTTGGAATAAACTCCTGATACGTTACAGATATTGTATTATTTTGAGCATCCTGATATTCAACATTACGAGATTGAAAGTTCGAAGGTTGATAAATTGGTTGCCAAGTATTAAGATTATCCTCAACGTCAAAGACGGAAAATTCAATGTAATCGTCAATTTGTGATCCGTAAAACTTTTCTGATGACGGAGGAGTCTTCTTCATCAGAGATGAAATCTCGGTTGGTAAATAAGATGAACTATTTACCTGATCAGTGAACTCCGTGGTAGTTGGAAATGGATATGCCATATTTACTATCAATATATATCAATTGAGAAGTCTTCTAATCTGTACATTTCCTGTTGACCCGAAAGTTTGAAGAGTTCCTCCTGCATTATTACGTTCACTTAATTGTGTTGCGGGTGGTCTTGAACACTTGAGTTGAAGAACTTCAACATTGTATGTTGCCTCGCTACTTCTTCCATCGAAAATGTCTATAATTGCTGTGTAATTGTTTGAAGAATTTGGCTGTTGTGATACTTTGACTTCACCACGACCAGTCCATTTCAACACTAAGTTTGTATTATATGGACCAACACCATTGTTGGTCACTTCGCTTACTACTCTGGGCAAAGTTCCACGATATATCTCATTAGAATATGTTACCTTATTAGATTGTAAAGTAATTCTCAACGTATGATCCACATTTCCTTGGAACTTGAAAATACTGATTGGATTGACACAATCTTCAGACGGACCCACATTTTCAACGGGTCCACGACAGTTATTATAATCTTGTTGATTGTAAGCGTTACGACTTGTCCACACAATTCTGCCATCGTAAATAATAACAGCAGCAACACTATGTGGTCCACCCCAGTTTTTATAGAACAAATCAACAGTCTTCCAACCTTCTGTAAGTTGAACATTCTTAGGATGATCATTTTGATACACATCCAACTGTGCTGAAAACGGCGACTGTGAAGTGATATTTGTTAAATCAATTTGATTCACACCATCGATTGCAAAATATCCACTATTATCAGCAGCAAATTTTAACGTATATGTTCCAGTGTATGGAAAATAAACTTGATAACTCAACGTGTCTGATGATTCGGTCTGAAATGACTCACCTACTTTTTCACTGTAAACACCATACGCATACATCAATGGACTCTTACCGACACCATATGTAGGCCAAATGTTATCATACTTGCCATATGAATAAAACAACTCCTTACATTCTTTGATTGGTGGAATAACCTTTTGTACCGCCAATTGATGTACAGGAAGTGAAGGTGTGACCGCCAAAGTAGTTACAGGCATTGAAACTGGTGTAACCGGCTTCAATGTGGTAGGAGCAGGAACCAAAAACTCCAATGGTGGAGAAAGCTGAATATCTTGTTGACGTTGACACTGTTCTGATGGTATTAAACCAGCTTGAGCACCAGTTAATGTTGTAGACACCGTATTAGATTGTGCAGTAACAACGTCTGTGGTACTAGTATTTGCTGTGCCAGATCCCAATCCTGTAGATGATGCATCGGATTGAATTGCGTCTTGAGATTTCAATGGAAGATATGGAAACACGGTGTTAAAATCACTAACCGTTTTACCTTCTCCGGCTTTAATACGCAACTGAATGATGGTATCTTTACTAGCAGAAATCAATGCATCTTTACCCGACGAATTGCTAATTTTAGACAATTCGGTAGTTAAAGTGGTGATTTTATCTTGAAGTGTCTTTTTCTCAGATTTGAGCGTAGTAACTTTTACGTCTTCTTTTGGTTCAATATCTTTGAACTCGGAGATATTGATATCGTAGACGTTGGTTATAGAGTTAACTTCGTAAACATCTGGAGTTAATGTAACTGCAAAATATTTCTCAGTAGAATCGACAATAATCAAATTACCAAATTCGTCAAATTGATTATCATATGATCCATCCCGTTTAAATGAACTTTGTGTTTCTGTGATCATCTTACAATTTTGAAATAAGTATTATTGTCGAATACGTCAATGGCACCATTTAATTCTGTCTTGATAAGAATTTTAAAGTATCTTTCTTGTGGTAGACATGACATGTCCAACATGAAGTAATTACCATTAGAATCACAACTCAACTTGGTACCTTCATCAAAATCAATAATTACTTCTTCGGTTTCAGTATCTTTAATCGAATAGTATGAAGTTTCAGGCAAATACTTTGGTGTCAAATATGCGGTTTGTTGTGTTGACTTAACAAAATTCTTGAGTGGGAACTTTTCTCTCGCAAACACGTTTATTCTCACAACACTGTTGCTCTTGTATTCTTTCTTGACATTCTTTAATATCACAGCAAGTTGTGTATCATCGGTTATTGGACTCAAACTGCCTGTTACGAATACAGAGTCGTCATAAACTACATCTACATACGGAGTATAAATCGTGTTGGTTTCTTTTCCATAAAATCCAAGATTTCCGTTGCTTACGTTTTGAGTGTTTAACTCTTCGGAAGTTAATAAAATGAATCCTTCGTTTGGAACACATCCACACATCCATGACTTGACAATAGGAGTAACATCCATTTTGATGTCAGATGATTCGTATCCAAAACTCTGTGACATGATCAACGAACTTCCAGTATAAAGAGTTGAACAAAAACTAGATGTTGGTACTGTCGCCGAATTTGGTACAGAATAATACCACGTTCCGCCGCCATTTCCAAATGCAATAGATTTATTCGATTCGTTGGTCAGATAATCATAAAGATCTTTGGTTGGATTTGAAGGATACCACCGTGTTCCTCCAGTAGAACTATAGTCTCTATAGTTCCAACTTGCACCAGTTGTAGAACCGTTGTCAGCAAATCTACCATTTCCCATTTCCCAACTTTGACTTATAGGATATGCGTAAAGTGTGTATGTCAATGGAAGTTCTTTTTGTTGAAGTACTTTCATGTTCAATACAAACTTGGGATCAGAAATATCACCGGATGCAATAGAACTTGAAACTTCCGAAACATCAAACTTGATCAATGCTCTACTGAATTTTGAGTAGGTATTGAAAGAAAACATTGGATTGTAATAAATGTAACTTCCGTAAATATCACCTTCCATATTTCCAGAAATACCGTACAAACTTCCCGAAAGATTTGTCACAATACCTGTCAAACTGCCAGAAATATTTCCACTGATAGATGACCCGGATATATCGCCTGAGAAATCAGTTACACTCCCACTAGCGAACAAAATAGAAACGGTTTCATCTGTGTACGTATTACCATTCAACAAAGCGCTTGCAACGTGGCCAGAAACGCTTCCAGTTACAGTTCCAGTGAAACGTGTCGTTGTGAAGTTGGCACACGATGCCGTTGGATTTGCGTACGCCACCACAGTACCGTAAACTACGGATATTTCGTTGGGTGTATCCAACGCAATAACGTTGGTGGTACTGCCTGTAAAATATCCTACCAATGATCCACTGAAATTTACAACATTATTGATGATGTAATTGTCTGAATCTAAACTTCCTGATTGATATTTGACAACAGATTTGACGCTTGACGCAACCGAACTGATATTCAACAGTTCATCAATACCAAAATTTTTGTTTTCAAAGTTGGTAAAGTTAGTTACGTATGTGTCTTTAGATGGAAAAATAAAGATATGCATATTATACTGATGTGGCTTTTATGTCTACGTCTGGGTATTTAAGTTCAAACACACACGGATCAAGAGATGGATAAATGATTTTATTTACGGTTGCAGCATCAATGTTATATTCTACATCCGAGTACGTTCCATTTCTTGATGTCAAATTATTGATCTTCAGATACGCAACAGATTGAACTCCTTCCACTTTGGCGATTTCTAATTCCAATTGACTCAAGTTAATTGGTTGATTGAATCCCCACAAATCAATATTAAAGAAATCCTTGATGGTCTGTACACAATTTGCCAACACTTCTTTTTTGTTGAAATTGTTGTAAGTGACAATCTTAAAGTCCACACCAATATTGATGATATAACCATCAATCAAATTGATACCGTCAGTCATCATACGATATCTACTCAAATATTGACGAAGATTATGCAACAATGCTTGATTTGGTTTTGTCAAGTTTTTGTTTTCATCATAACTCAACAAATACAAATTAACTGAAAATGGATTCTTCAGATTACCACTAATTTGTCGATTGCTGATCACTTCATTGTTTTGTGTCAACTGTCCCTCGACAATAGAATTAGCGTTCAAGTTGTTGTCGGATATTACCGTTGCTTTAGCTACGGATCCAAACTTGGCGGGCATAGCGTAACTACGAGCAATATAATCATCAGCAGTCACAACACGATTTTGAGCTGCAAAAAACGCAGTGGCGTTTTGTTTAACTTCGTCACTTGATTCGGGTCCGTCGCCACCAACAGCAGGAACATTGTTTTCTGCTGCCAATGAATTACGTACTACCTGAAACAAACTTTGTTCTGCATTTGACAATATCGAGATGTCATTTTCGTATTCAACACTGACGATTTTGTTGATATCTCCAGTTTGACTGTTTGATTCAACTCCACCACCAACCAAATATTTGACCGTAAATTGAGTACCTTGTTTAGGATACACACCAAACGAATCAGAATTAACAATGTTTGACGGGTCAATATTGACATTCAAGTTGTTCAAATTTGACAAACTCACACCAAGAATTTCAGCTGATGGAATAACAATTTCATCATTCACACCCTGATTTCCCGGTCCAAATTCTAAATACGTCAAATTGTTTTGGTCAATATTTGTAACAAATTTGCGTTGAGTTCTCAACAACTTAACGATATTTGGAACGGAAGATTGATATTGAATGAATCGATCATCGTTCAAAGATACGTTTTCATATGATGTTAACACAATATCTTGAGCAAGATATTCAACTTCATACCAAGGTACGTTGTCTTGATCACGTACATCCAAAATTTCAAGAACGTTTGGTTCATCCAAATACAATTTGTAGTATGGAGTACTTTCGTTAACAATAAAAGTCTTAGTTACAATTTGTCCAGAAATTCCGTTTGCGGTTTTCTTTATCAAAAAGAACTGTGGAATACCATATTCATCTCTGGAACTTACCGTTATTTCTCTTGGAGAATTAACAGTATCCATAGAAAAATCAATAACATCAGCTGTGACAAATGCTACTCCAGCACTGTTAATTAACTGCATTCCAGATTTGATACGTAGAGTATACTTTTCATCAGGAACATATTCACCCACGTCGTTTTTAATTGATGGCACCAATTGATACACATCAAAGTTGGTTAACGAAGGACGAGATACCTTTGGCTTATATCCCAAGAATTTGGATAATGCTAGTACGTTTTTACGTTCTTCGGTGTATGGAAACAAACTTTCCTTGAATTGTTGATCCAAGTAAAATGAAAGTACATCTCCAACATAGGCAGCCATATCAATGAAGATGGTACCGGGAGAAGAGTCTGAAAAATCCTGATAGTTCTTTGGAAAATACGTCTTGGTATACTCAATCAGGTTCTTCTTAAACTGAGAAAAATCTCTGTTCAAATAAGATATGTCCTTATTTGTTAGAGGTTTAAATGTTTTCTGTGTAGTCGATGCCATAATTAGTTATTTTCCAAAAACATTTCGATTTGAGCCTGATCGTTATTGACAGAAATGGTCAAATTAATGTATAATCTATAAATATCCACGTCTTCTTTTTTTAAAACTTTAATGTCAATATTATCAATAGTTGCAACTGGAATCCAAAAGTTGATGTCAGTTGTCAAAGATTGTTTAACACGTTGTGGTAACGTTGTGTCATTTGGATCAAACACAAAGTTATTCAATGAGTGTCCAAAGGTAGGTTGCATACGACGTTCTCCCTTTCGTGTGTTCAAAAGGTTAATTATGTTCGTTTTTACCTGTTCCAAAGTGTAAATGGTCTGGTTGAAAAATCCTCCAGCACCAT